GCGAAGTCTGTAAGCTTTACCTGGACGATCATTAACACAAATATTCAGTAAGGGGGTAATAACAATGAGAATACAGCACGTAAACAGTGGTACTAAGGCGAAATGGAAAACAAAAGGAACCATTTTACAGCTTACCGTACCGGGCGTAGAGCCTATCGAAATCGACCTTAACGAAGAATTACAGGACGTAGCTGTAACCGTAGACGTAAGCCTTAATTCCGGCTTTACAGCGCTGGAAAAAGGTGTAGGTAACTGGTATGTAGCGTCCGTAAAAATCCCGGCAAGGGAATACGATTATCAGCCGACAGGCGAAACAGACGACGAAGGCTACGACATTCTGGAAGAAGTAGCTTTAGACGTAAACATGAGGGACGTTACTTTATGCCTGTGGGGTATCCCAGATATGACCCAGGCACAGAAAGAAAGCGAGGTAAAATAAATGGCTTTTACATTTTCAATTAAGGACACATACAGACAGGCTGTAGAAGCTGCCAGCGGTGGAAAGCAGACAGTATTATACGACGACAAAGGGTACCCGTCTATTATGAATGTTATCCCGAAGCTGTCCTATAAGGACGTCGGTTTATCTGACAGCACAAAAGCACTTCCGGCGTTCATGGTTGACGACGCCGAAAAGTCGGAAATCTTCGTAGGTACCTTTATGGCTATGGTACATGACGGAATGGCGTGTAGCCTTCCTGGACAGGTGCCGAAAGTTTATACCAACATGGACCAGGCTATCGCTTATTGTCGTGCAAAAGGTCCGGGCTGGCATTGTATGACAAACGCGGAATATGCCGCTATTGCCCTTTGGTGTAAGGCAAACGGTTACTATCCACGCGGAAATAATAACTACGGCAGCGATCACGGTTACCCGCATGAGAAGTGCAGACCTGGAACTGTAGGAAGCGACGGACGTATTAACCTGGGGCTTACTGGTAGTGGTCCGAACAGCTGGACACATGACGGAACCCCGAACGGCATCTATGGGCTGAACGGTGACGCCGTGGAATGGGCTATCGGACTTCGTACAAACAATGGAGAAATCCAGATTTTAGCCGGAAATAATGCAGCAAAGAACACAGCAGACCTTACAGCTGGAAGCGCGGAGTGGAAAGCTATTTTACCAGACGGTACCCTTGTGGCACCTGGTACAGCTGGTACGCTTAAAATTGACATTGTAAGCGGTGTTCCGAAGATCAGCACTACAGTAAAAACGACGACAAGCGGCGACCAGTGGCCGTCTACGCCGTTCAAAGATTTAGCTGTAGAATCCGGTATCACAATACCGGATATTTTGAAGGCGTTAGCCGTCTTCCCTTCGGATAACAGCGATCATGGCGGGGATAGATTTTACGCAAGGAATGACGGGGAAAAATGCTTCCGCGGTGGGGGTTGGAGCGGCACGTCTAACGCTGGCGTGTTCTGCTTGAGTGGCAGCTACCCGCGTTCTGATTCCGATGGCTCCGTTGGCTTCCGCCCCGCTTACATTCTTTTGTAAATCTGTAGTGGCCGCGACAGCGGACACCGCCAACTGAAGGAGTGAAAAGACTATGGCGGATACCAGAGAACTTTATATTAAAACGAAAGTAGAAGATATGATAGTTTACGGGAATATTTGCTTAAAACAGTTTCCGAAACATGAACGATACGCCCTTGCTTCGGAAATAAGGCTTTGTATGTACCGTATTCTGGGAATCGTCATAGAAACTAATCATAAGCACTACAAGAAAACTACGCTTACTGAACTGGACATAGAAGTAGACAAACTACGGTCTTATCTTCGTCTATCAGCGAACCCAGAACTTAAGTATTTATCTGTAGATAAGTACGGAAACTGGGCGGCCATGGTAGACGAAATCGGCCGTATGGTCGGCGGCTGGATACAGTCGGTAAGCAAATAAATACTTAGGGTACATAACATTAAATGTGGCTTCTACCGCGGTGGGAATTGGAACAACACGTCTAACGCTGGCGTGTTCTACTTGAATGGCAACAACCCGCGTTCTAATTCCAATGACAACATTGGCTTCCGCCCCGCTTAACCTGGAAATCCTCTAGTCTACAGCTTAAGGGCTGTAACACGCGACCAGGTAAAGGGTTATGTATCCTTGCTGTAAAGCAGAAAATAAAGGTTAGGAACGGACGTACTCTAGTAGCTTCGGCGAACGGTGCGACACGCTGAAAAAGAAAAACGGAAGGTAGTTACAATGGCAAAACGCGTAGGCAACATATATCTTCCGAACTGTAACTATACCTGTCTGTATAACGCCTATCGGAAAGCCGCAAAGGGTAAGCGGTACCGTGGTGACGTTTTACAATTTACTGATAACCTTGAAGGAAATCTGTTAGCCCTGTTAGACGACTTAAAGAACCACACCTATACTGTAGGCGCGTACCGGGAATTTTACGTTTATGAGCCAAAGAAAAGGCTTATTATGGCGCTTCCCTTTCGTGATCGCGTCGCCCAGTGGTGGGTGTATTCTTTGCTTTACCCTATCTTTGATAAAACTTTCATAGAAGACAGTTACGCTTGTCGGCGCGGTA